ATAACATGTATATGTACCCCGCCTCATTTAATCATCTGAAAAACAAACACTTATTATATGGACATCGTAAAAGCATCTGAACTCTTTGTACAGAGGATGAAATCAAAAAACTGGAGCGAAAAGACCATTAAAAACTACCGCTGCCAGGTTGACCTATTCCTGCGCACCTTCAAAACACGCGAACGCGCCAAAGAAATATCTGCCATTGAGATAGAGCAGTACCTTCTTCAGAAGGTATCTGTCAACTCGCGCAAGCACGCCCGCTGCGCCATCCAGGCATTCTACAAACTCGTCATCAATCAACCCATGAAACTGGCACATATACCGTGGCCAAAAAAAGAAAAAAAACTACCTCAACCCATAGAGGCTTCAGACATTCAGCGCATGATCAATGTATGTATCAACCGTAAGCACAAAGCCATCATCTGCCTGCTTTATGGTGCAGGGTTAAGGATCGGGGAAGTGATCAATCTTAAGCCAGAGCACATTGACAGTAGGGCTATGGTCATTAATATCATTGCCGGCAAAGGGAAGAAAGACAGGATCGTCATGCTCGATGCTTCTTTGTTGCTATTGCTCCGCGAATATTATAAAGAATACATGCCGAAGGAATATCTTTTCAATGGTCAGTTTGATCTGAAATATTCTGAGCGGTCCATCAACCAGTTCCTGAAAAAGTATGCTCATCGTGCGGGAGTTTCCGGGCATATCCACGCTCACCTGCTGCGGCATTCCTTTGCCACCCATGCCCTTGAAAATGGGGTGGAGCTGCCCTTTATTCAAAAGCTATTAGGTCACAACTCTATCAAAACCACATCCATATATCTACATGTAAGTCGGCGGGCAATTGCCAATATCACTTCACCAATATCACACCTTAAATTATCATGAGCCAATGCACCGGCAACTGTAAGATAAAAGGCTTCATCCTGGAGTGGTGTGAGACGTGCGGATGGGATGACGGATTTACGGGCACAACAGATTTTGATTCAACAACTAAAAACACACATAACATGGCAAAAACAATCTACCTCGCCGGTAAAGTAACCGGATTGCCACCGGCAGAGGTTCATAAAAAGTTCCGGTTTGCACAGGCTCGTTTGGAGCAGAACGGACACAGGGTCTTCAACCCGGTGGAACACGTTACTATAAATGATATGCTCGAACATTCCTGGGAGGACATTATGAAGGTATGCCTGGCTGAAATGTTCCGATGCGATGAGGTGCATTTGCTCCCTTGCTGGAACGACAGCCGTGGCGCCACCCTGGAGAGAGACATCGCCATAAGATTAGGAATGAAAATAGTTTATCACTGATGGAAAAAATGAGATATAATGCCGGTTTGGGAATGGAAACCTATTATCAGTTCCATTCGGAAGAATCAACGCTGATCGCTGAAAGCCTACAGAAACATGCGCTCAAGCTGTTGGATCGAAAAATCAGCAAGATCGAAAATGATCCCAAAAACGAAGGGCAGGCAACATACGGTGTGCGCCTGGATTCGCTATACCGTCTGAAACAAGAAATTGAAGAGATTATAAAGGAATTTTCATAATGCCAATTAACTATAAAGAATATCATCCCAAGTGGCGGCTGATCAGCAGGCTTATTCGCTTTCGCAGAGCAGAGAATAAATGTGAATGGTGTGATGCTGTCAATTATGAACCACATCCAATTACCGGCAGTAAAGTAGTGCTCACCGTTGCACACATTGATCACGACAAAACAAATAATCACTTTAGCAATCTTGCCGCACTTTGTCAACGCTGCCATTTAAAACATGATATCCATCAGCACGCCGACAATCGCAAGTATGGCAGGAATTGGAAACAACATCAATTGAAACTTGATTTATGAAACGCATCATCACCACATCTGCTGCATTCTCTGGCGAGGTTTATATCGTGTACGGCGAAAACAATATGCTTTTGCTTATAGACTTTATGAACGCAGTCCTTTCGCCGGAGCAGATCAATTTCCTCAAGCAGTTCACACCCGTGTTTTATAATGATCAATTTCCGGAGGCTTTCGGCAAGGCGCGGCTTGAATTCGTAATAGAAGGTTACGAGGTCACCTTCGATATGTTCTGGAGAAAGTATGACGAGAAGCTAAACCGGGACCGTTGTCTCAAGCGCTGGGACCGTATGCCAAAGGCAGACCGCGCCAAAGCCTATGCGGGTATAACTCCTTACTTCCGGCACTTGCAAAAGAACACATGGAAAAACAAAGCAAACCCGGACACTTATTTGCGCGATAAATACTGGGAAAATGAGTGGAAATAAAGAGTACAAGAAGTGTGCTTGCAAACTGACACATACCCTGCCCGATGGCAGGATAGCATTTCTATATGGAAAGGTTTATAAGTGCAAAAAGGATGATGATGAAATGAAGGTCTTCGGTGAAGGCGGGTGCGTATGCTGGTTTAAGGAGAAATTTCACACCCACTTTGAAATGATAAGCGATGAACAATAACACCATCACCCCCGGACAAATAAAGTGCATACAGGTAATGCTTGCAAAACTCCGGCTGAACAGCCAGCGCATGAGCCTTATACATGGTTTCTCAAGCGGCAGAACCGAAAGCCTCCGTGAGCTTCATGTTGTTGAAGCCACTGAAATGATCCGTTACCTAAAATCGCAAGACCCGGAAGAAAAAGCTGCCGAGGTGATGCGCCGCAAGATCATTGCCCTGGCACACGAAATGAAATGGGAGCAGCACGGCAGGGCAGATATGAAACGCATAGATGCATGGATGGTGAAAAGCAGCTACCTGCATAAGAAACTCAACCAATATCTTTATGCAGAGCTTCCGAAGCTGGTCACACAATTTGAAGCAGTCTATAAAAGCTTTTTAAAAGGGATTTAAAAACTATAATTTTATAACTCAAAAATCAACGATCATGAAAAAAATATCCTTGCTCTTTGCCATCCTGTTACACTTTATTATTTGCTCTGCACAGGGCAGTCTTTCAGCCAGGTATTTTGTTATGGATTCCATACCTGATGCCGGCTTTCGTTTCAATGATTTTATTTTACAGCAGATACCTGATTATAAATTACAAAGCCTTGATTCGAACCAGAGTCGGAAAAATTTGTCTTTCGTTTATGAAAATAATGATGCAGAAAAATTAGTAGTGCGATATGATTATGAGATCATTGGCGGTGATGCAAACTACAAGATAGCCGGAGTGCCTGCAATAAGAAAGATTCAGATCACGGGGCAGTGGCTTACAATGCAGCGGGTATTTAACAGGATATTTGAAGCCGAAATAAATTCCCCTAAAAAGGTTTATGGATCTGTATTCTACAATAAAAATGCACACCGCTATCATTTAATATTCGAACCGGCATCTAAGGAGGGTTATTGGTGGATGATGTTTAGCTGGTTCGAAAAATGATTTGCCTTACGTAATTGTGAATTGTTGAATAAGTTTATTAGCGAGCTATTACACAGCTCGCTATTTTTGTGTAACCACCACACAACACATGCAGCTTCGCGGCAGCCGCCTTTTTACAGATTTGTTTACTGATTTGCCAGCACCCCGCCAACGCAAGGGGCGCAGCAACGAACTGCACGCACGCCGAAACGAAGCCATCGCCGACCGCTATTATTTCTACGGCTCTTATCTCAATATCCGATATGAAAAAGTAATCCAGACGCTTGCCGATGAATTCTTCCTCTCGGTCTATACCGTGCCGGAGATCATCACCCAGCAGCTCGCTCACATCCAGAAAAACAAAAAAAACCAGGTGCCGGTAAAAGAACTGGCGCGAAAATGGCCGCAGTTCTCCTGGACGGTTTAATCATACACCACCGGCACATTCATATCCTCCACCAGTTCTCCGCTTATCTGCACATCGTCAATATGCGCCTTCGCATATATATCCTGTGCCGTGGCATCTTCCAGCGCCGTGTCATACCTGATCTGCCGCACCCTTATAGGGTCATTCCTTTTTTCGGTTACCGCCGTCCTTCGGCTTAGCGCTTTGAAGGCAAAACCATCGGCAGCAGGATCACTCAACGGCTGCCATCCCTGCAGCGCCTGGTACACCTTCAGCTCATAGTCAAGATAAGCCATCCCTTTCTCGCGCACTTCCACCGGCATCAGGCTGCTGCTGCTGCTGTAGGGCGGGAATGCCAACCGGATGATCACAGCACCCTCACCCATCTGCGTGTTCTCGCCCATGTCGTCAAACTTGAAGTCGAAATCTATGAGCAGGCAGGGGAATGATACCGCCGGTCTGTTCTCATAAGCGTCTATCTGCCCCTTGTCTTCCGCCACCTCGCGGATCTCTGGCACCGCTTCTTTTATTTTCTCCTGTATCTGTAATATCAGGTTCCCGAATGGTCCTTCCATAATACTAAAATTTTAAAGCCTTAATAATATCTGCGGCTATCACACGCTCTAATCGTTTGTTCAGGAACGGGCTGTCGCCCATGAACTGCCTGCGGGGCATCTTCATGTATCGGTTGTGTTGCCCCACAGCGCCGGTGCCGGTTACCCTGGTCACGCTGCGCATTCTTTCCTTGCCGGTTTTGGTGAGCTTACCTGTGCCCACTTTTTCTTTGCCGTAGCGGTTTCGGCTGTGCGCCTTTACATGCACCATGCCACTAAATCCCTCATTATGCGCGCGGGCATAAGGCACATCGGTGGCGATCACCACGCTGCCGGAAGTGACACGGGCTATTCTTATGGACCTGCGCAGCCTGCCGCTTTTTATAAGTATGCCCCTGCCTTTATCCTTGCCGCCTTTTCGGGGTGTCCAGGGCATGAAGCTGTTGCCGTTCCATCCCTGGTCGCGGAAGTTGTGGCGGAAAAAGTTCACCGCCTCGGTGCCCAGTTTGGCGGGCAGCCGTCTCACCGCGTCTTTGAGTGCAGCCTGCACCTTGTTAAATGGAAACTGGTTAGGCATCGGGTTTTATTTTGTTGAGCAGCTTTTTGGGGACGCCATCGTAATACGGGTGTCCCGGAGGGAATACCAGCCCTTCTTTGGCGAGGTTTACCCGAAACATTTCCGGCACTTCCGGTAATGGTTTTTCTGTGGTGTCGGTAACCGCCAGGCTGGTTTGATCTACCAGGCAGCGGCAGTTAAACCTTAACGGTGGCCAGTAGATGTTCCAGAACGGATCGCTCAGGGGTTTGGTGATACCATCCAGCAGCCGGTGCTCTGCACTTACCCGCTCATCGCCCGCAGTACGGTAAGTGCCATTGGGTATGGCTCCGGCATATTGCTGGTACTCCGTCCACCGGGCAGCCATCTGTGCCGATCCTACTGCGGTGTTATACTCCGTCTCCAGCCAGCTTCCTACCCAGGTGTCCAGCTTTTGAGATGCTTCCCTGCGGAATTCGGCAAAGCTCCTGAGCTTATCGCCATCTTTCAGCGACAGGGTAAGGTCTTTGAGCATCTGGTAGTTTTTGGCTGCGGAGAACTGATACACGTTTTTTTCCAGGTTGATGAGCATTTCCAGATCCGGACTATCGAATAGTACCGTATCGAAATTTTGCCCATAACCTTCAAACACTGCTTCCATCAATTTACGAGCGGTGTCTAATGCGGTGGCGGTGTCTATCATTCCCGCCTTAATGGCGCCGCTGTGCAGGTTTTGCAAAAGGTCTTCCAGTGCTGCGGGCAGCTCTTCGTTATCGTCTGCCACATTGCGCGGCTCATGGTGGCAGCACCCCTCATACAGGTCTCCGATCTGGTGGATGATATTGCTTACCTGCCCCGGATTTACGGGGCTTGCACGAAAAAATCCCGCGCCTTTTGCCACCAGTTACGGTCATCGTCCACATTCTGCGGACCTGCGGCACGTTGCTGCATCACTGCCTTACGCTCTTCCTCCCGCTGCTTTTTCAGCTTGTCGTAATCTTTGGGTTTGGGTATGCCAGTAAGCTCGTAGATATAATCATCATCCACCGGCGTGCCCAGGGTCTTCACTGTTTGCAGAATGCCCACCTGCTCTTTGATCTGCGCCATGTCCACTTCCTTCTCGAAGACGAAGCTGCCGCCCTCGACAGGGTAGCCATAACTTCGGAGGATGGAAATGAACTGCGGATCGTTGAGCATGTTAGCCACATACTTCAGGTCGGACTTGGTAACTTCTATCTGCTGCTGCTGGTGGGTCTGGCTCTTGGCATTGCTGCCGCCATTATCGTTGCTGGTGGTCTCGGTGTTGCCGAGAATGATCACCGACATTTCGTTATTGAGCGCCTGTGTGAACTTCTGCTGCAGCTCACCGTTGCCGTTGCTCTGCTTGCCGTCGTGCATTTCGAAGTTCGCCTGGTTCGGGATCATGAGCGCCAGCGCCGATCCGCTTTCATCGAGCGTCTTGCGCAGCTCCACCTTGGTCTGCGTATCGTGGGCATCATACTTCACCACCCGAACCGGCATTCCAAAGATCTCCACATATTGCGCCCAGTCTGCCATGCCTCCGCGTTTGTAGAGCGCGTAAGGCGAGCATTTGAGCAGCAGTCCCAGGTCGTCTTTATCACCCATCACCCAGAGGTTGGACAGGCTGCGGTAATCATAGCCTTCCTCGCCGTTCTGCTCCAGTACATACTTACCGAGGTCCGGTCTTATGTGTTTACGGTGCATCCTTAAAAAGTTAAGCTCCGCACCGGGAATGAACTCAAGTCCTGAGATACCCCAAAGCTGTGTTTCCAGAATGTTGTGCATGATCTCGCGGAACTTCTGCGAATGCACCAGCGCGTCCATATCTTCTACCCGCTTGCCGCCTTTCTCAAAGAAAATATCCTTGTTGAGCACTGCGTCCATGCGTTTGCTGATGATGCCGGACAGGTGTCCATCGAGCAGGATGTCTGCATATAGATCGTATAGCCTTACCCGGCGCGGGTAATAGACAGATTCCGCCGTCCTGAGTGCATCCCTCCAGGTGCTGATGTCCTTGCTGCTGCGGTCTGCCGAGCGGATGTTCACCTCGTGGTTGGTGATCACATATTTGCTCTTGGCTGGTGCGGGCGTTTTTTTGGATGTTGCCATAAAAATTAGTTGAGTCCTATAAAAAAGCATTGCAGGAGCAGGATACTGTCCATGCCCTCGAATGCTGTATAATGGATGCGCATTTCCTGCGCGGCTGCTTGAATGATTTCTTCTGCGGTCATGTTAAAAATGATTGCTGCGTTTAGTGTTTGATGACCAGGCTACTGCATTGCCCTCCGGCGGCGTGGCATCGGTGCTGGTATCGTGGTATGGCCAGCCTTCCGGCTGCACCATTCCTTTTTGCAGGTCCTTCAGCCAGCTTACAGCATATTCATAGGCAGCCTGTGCCCGGCTCATTTCTATGTTGGTGTTACCCAACTGCAGGAAATGCCAAAGCGCGAGGTCTTTTATGATGCCAGCGAGCTGCGGGTCTTTCACCGTAGCTTCTTCGTCTGCCGTGCCGAAGATGGCAGGAATGGCGTATCGGCTGCAATAGCCTTTTGCCTGGGCGATGCCCCGGTCGAGCGCTGTCTGGATTATAGATTCATCTGCCCGCGTGATCTCGTCCATGATCTCGGTGTACAGATGCGTTTTAAAATCGTCAATGGTTACGAGCAACATGGCTTATAATTTAAAAATGAACTCTTTGATCTACCCTGTTGTTGGGGTCAAATTTCCCATAGCGGATAAGTGCGCGCGATCTGCCGGTTTTGTCATGATCTACTCTCAATACCACTTTCTGCCCGCATTTATTCAGTATGCGGTTGATCTGCAGCCAGGAATGACCCTCTGTGCGCATACACATGACCAGCGTGTTTCTGATGATGCGAAATGCGAGTTTAGAAATAATGCGTGCGATGTGCTTCATGAGTATGTTTTAAAAGCTGTTTAAAAGCGTTTTGAATTGGGTTTGCGCTTCATCATCTCTATACCTCCGGCGGCCTGCATGGCAAGTTTGTTTTTGATGATGTGCACTGCGCCTTCCACGGCATCCGGTCCGTCCATAGTCTTGCTGCTGCTCTTCACACTTTTAAATTGCGCTTCCAGCCGCTGCATGTGCGGATTGTCAATTTCGTCAATGTTGAGTATCAGTAAGCCGAGGCGGTTCAAAGGCTCCAGCGTTCCTTCAATTCTGAAATATTTATCGGGTTTATCCCTGCCATCCGGTGTTATGGGCAGCACGCCTCCGTTTTCCTTTCCCTTCTGGAAGATGAGCGGCAGCAGCACCTGTGTGTAGAACGGGTCCTGCAATGTGTTGTTTTCAATAAAAATGTAAGGCTGCGTTAAGTCTCGCGTTTGATTATGAGCGGCATACAGCCAGTCTATGAAATTACTGTTGGTGGTAGTATCCACGAACGCCTTATAGACATAGTATTTCAAATCGCGGTATCCGACAATAACAACAGCCTTACAGCTATTTTGCACTTTCGCCTTGAGCGAAGGTTTGTCTTTATTGGAGGTGGAAGGATCTGCATAGATCACCACAAATTGTAATGATTTTAGCGGCGGGCATTTGCCATAGGTCATTTCTTTAAAGACCTGCCCCTGGCGGATGGGATTGTTGAACATCTCCTGTTGTCCTGCCTCATAGCTCACCTTCGATAACTGGTAGTCTATATCCGCCTCGCTGTTTTTGTCGGGCCAGACGCTTTTTCCATCAGCATCGCGAATGTTCACAATCTCGGTATGGTCTGCCTTCTGTCCGGCTCTCACCACACAGCAATCTTCCGCTATGATATTGCCATTCCAGATGATCAGGTAAGGTTCGGCTGTATCCACTGCAAAAAACAGGGCTTTCTCAAACCAGTCCCATTTCTGGTTAATGATCTCCGGGTTGCGGCATTCTTCGTCCGTGTCGAAATCGTCCACGATAATGCAATCCGGTCTCACTTCCTCGTTACCATTGCCGCGTGGCGATTGCCTTGCGCCGAGCGCGAGGAACTTAGCACCCTTGCGGGTGGTAAAGCTGCCCATCGTCCAGCTTCCTGGCATTTCCTGTTTGCCATAATCGTTGATCACCCGGTCGTTGCTATCGAGCTGCACCCGGTATTTCTCCAGGAAAGCTTCCGCAGCATCATAAGTGCTGCTGGTGAGGATGATGTTTTTCAGCTTGCCGGTAAGCACCAGGTACAGCACGTCGAACATGCAAGTTGTGCTTTTGGAAAGCCCCCGCGCCCAGTGCCGCACATCATACCAGTGGCGGTGTTTCTCAAGATTCTTATGCAGCCTTTTTGAGGCGGCGATATGAAATTTCGGGGATGGGTATTTAAAATACTTTGGAAAATAATACTGTTTCCATGCCTGGGGGTCTGCCTCCAGGTTGGCAATACGTTTTTTCTTAGCCTCCGGAGTTTCGGAGAGGTCCACAGGAGTGCTTTTACGCACGCTTTCGCGAAACCGTTCCCAGTTAGTAACTGCCTGTTTGTCGTTGATGCGTACACTCATGATGTTGCCATTAGGTATTCATGCCACAGCTCCACGCATTCTATGGCTCTTGCCTGCCCGTGGGTCTGCTGGATGTAGGCGATAAATTGTTTGCCCACTTCCGTTTTCATAAACATGGTAAGGTCCGTCTGCAGTTTCTTCACTGAGTCTGCAAGCTTGTTCAGGATGTCGCTCTCCTTGCTGTCCGGCACATTCTTTGGCGCGTCGCGTTCTTCGATCTGGGTGAGCAGCGTGTCATACATCTTTATAATGCGGCGCATCTGCTTATCAGGTCCTAAGAGGTTCATCCGGCGCTCATCATCCCATTCTCCTTCCCGCTTCCATTTGCTGATGGAATTTTCGCTTATGCCGGTGATGTCCGCGATCACCTTTTGATCCAAACCATTGTCCACGTACAGGGTGAAAGCGAGCCGCTTTTTCCTGTCCATTTCTTCTTTCCTGGTTGCCATGCAACAAATTTCACCTCACAGGGCTAAATTTTTCTTAGCAAAAAGTATCATACTACACTATGGCGGGTAGCACACCGCAACCCTATAACTATGGTGTATTCCTGATTTGGAGAGGGTTTCAGGGCTTTCCATTTTTACATCGTGAACAAACAATTCTGGATCATAAACGCTGCTAAAGACAAAGCCGAGATATACCTCTACGGGTATATCGGGTATGAAGAGCAGGCTACCGCCTCCTACTTCGTTAAGGAGCTGAAGGAGCTGGAGAAGAATTATTCCAAAATTGACCTGCACATCAACAGCGGGGGCGGCAGCGTGTTTGAAGGTCTGGCGATCATCAACGCCATCAAGACTTCAAAAGCTGAGATTACAGGTTACATTGATGGTATTGCCGCATCAATGGCTTCTATCATCGCGCTTTCTCTGAAGAGCTGTTACATGAGCAAATACGCACGCCTGATGACACACCGTGTTACGGGCGGCTGCTATGGCAACGCGGACGAACTGCGCGCACAGGCGGACCAGTGCGAAAGCCTGGAGAATGACCTGGTGGAGATTATATCCATCAAAACAGGGCTCACCGCAGAGCAGGTAAGAGATCAATACATCACCAACCAGGACAAATGGATCACCGCCGCGGAAGCTGAGAGATCAAAGCTGATCACCGGCATAGTGGATGGCGCCCTGGTAGAGGTGCCGGAGAATATGAAGACAGTGGAAGAGCTGTACAACATCTACTCTCAAGCAATCAACGCAACAATCATTCAAAATCCAATAATCGCAGTAATATGAAGAAGATCACGCTCGTCATTGACGAGAACCTTTACAACGCTCTCGGACTGACCAACGGATCAGACGAAGCTGCCATCGCCACGGCGATCAAGAACATGGCTGGTAAAGCTCAGAAAGTGGACGAGCTGACCGAGACGGTAAACACGCTCACTGCAGCTAAAACCGCAGCCGAAACCAATCTTGCCACTTTCCAGAAAAACGCAAAGACCGAGAAGGTGAAAACCATCCTCGCCAACGCGCTGAAGGAAAACAAGCTCACAAAGGAAGCATCTGATGCCCTGGAAGCGGATTATGCGGAAAATCCTGAAGGCTTGGAAAAGGTGGTGAATACCCTGAAGGCTTACACGCCGATCACGCCGGGTCTTACGCCTCCCGCAGAGCCTAAGAACAAGGCAGAGCTGGTGAAGGAGTATGACGAGGCTTTTGAGAACGGCACACTTTCGGACATCCAGAACAGCAACCCCGATCATTTCGCGGCATTGAAGGAAGCAAAATTCGGAAAGAAATAAGCCAGCCCCCGAACAGGATCACTATTAAACGAACCAATTTTTTTAAACAGAAAAACCAGATAAGAATTATGAAACGCTTTTTGCAGTTCGCAGTTTCCCTCCTGATGTTCACAGCGCTGACATCAGTTGCCGCCTCTTCGTTGCAGGCAGATTTTGGCATTCCGCAGCAGGTCACCGTCATTGGCATGGTGGCGCTTGCCGTTGTTGCTTCAGTTACCCGTAAACAAACCGACATCCAGGTAATGGGTGTGCAGGTAGAAGTGTGGGTGGACTACATTGTTAAGAAATTCAGGAAAGCCAACAGCTTCCTCAATAATTTCTATTCAGACGACCAGTATGTAGTGGGCGGTAAGACGGTGCACATAAATCAGCCCGGCTCCGATCCTTCCATGCAAAAGAATCCTACCGTTTTCCCGCTTACGGCTACGCAGCGCACAGACACGGTGATCAGCTATGACCTGGATCTGTATGTTACCAACCCGACGCATATCCTGGATGCTGATAAGCAGGAGATCTCTTATGATAAGATGGACTCCGTGATCGGCGACCACCTGGATGTGATTAACACCCGCATTGCAGAGGAACACCTGATCAAATGCGTGGACCTTATACCGGGCAGCACCAACGTGTTATATACTACGGGCAGCGCGGTGAATGCTAAGATCAGCGGGCAGACAGGACAGCGTAAAGCATTTTCAGCCGCAGACCTCAAGGCTGCCGTGGTGATGCTGAAGCTTCAAAATATACCCATTGATAACAACCTGTTCCTGATCATTGACAGCAACAGCCTCGATGAGCTGACCACAGGTATGGACAGCACCCAGTGGAACGCATTTAACCAATACTACAACGCCAGCACCGGACAGATAGGACGCCTCTACGGGGTGAACATCTTCGAACGCAGTGCGGTAGCCATAGCGGCTGCTGCATTGAGTGGCGGCAACCTTGCGGTGAACGCCTACGGCGCGGCTACGGCAGGTACAGACCTTGCGGTGAATGTCCTCTACCATAAGAACAGCATTGCGCGCGCAATGGGTGAGGTGATGTTCTATGAGAACATTAAAGATGCGCTCTACCTCGGTGATGTGTATTCTGCCACCATCCGTTACGGCGGACGCCGCAGATACTCTGCCAGCACCGGTGTGATCGCCATTGCACAGGGCACTCCTTAATAAGTGACTAATTAAAGCAGGTGGCTACCAAAGCCGCCTGCTCATCTCAAACCTCATTCTTCAACAGTCAATCTTTTAAAATGAAAAATATACTCTTCTTAGCGCTCGCAGCAGGCATCTGCATCACAGCAGCACCTACTACGGAAGTGCAGGCGCAGCCAAAAGTGGAGCGCGTAGCGAAACTATCCACCGACACGCTTACCAATGCCGACACGGTGATCATTGCCAGCAATGTGATGCCCAAGGGGCTTAAAAGCCTCCAGATCACAGTGCGTAAACTTACCGGCACTCCGCTTGGTCAGATGATCATTCAGGGCTCTGACGACGGCAATGCATGGGTAAATGTGGCATCAGATACCATGCTTAACCTGAGCTATACCACTACCAGTTATGCTACCACCACCGGCACCGGCTATAATTATTACCGGGCGTGGGTAAGATCGTATGGAACGGTAACAGCAACGGTAACCTTTGCCTGGCGAAGGGAAGACGATTAGACTCCAGTTAGACGTATATATCCAAAACCAAAAGGGCTGGATGTGTGAGCCAGCCCTTTTTTTAAAAAAAAATGAAAGCGCAACAGATGCAGCACGAATCGTATGGGGGTGGAGTGGGTCTGCTTGGGGTGATTACCGGATGGATCATAACTAATGTAACCATGAATGAGGTAATCGGTTTGGTGACAGCGGTCGGAGGAACCTTCTATGCCCTCAACCAGGTATTTATCTTTTTGAAGAGCATTAAAAGAAACAGGCTGAAATGAATGAGTTTTTTAGAAAAGCAGGAATCCGGAACGCCATCGCAATAGTGGTGGTGGTGGGTTGTTTCCTGTTGCTCTATTTTCTTCTGTTTCACCCGATGCCGCCTGGGAATAAAGATGTGCTCAATATAGCCGTTGGCTCTGTGCTGAGCGGCGGACTGGCACAAGTGGTGGGCTATTACTTCGGGTCATCAAAAAACGAAAGCGATAAAAACAAGACTTAAGCGTTGAGACTATTTATCTACATATCATTCATCATCCTTGCGCTGTGCTCCTGCACCGCCAGCCGGAAGACTTCATTCACCTCCATAACCGAAAGGAAGGACAGCCTGGTATCGCAGTCGCAGGACAGCAATGCCAGCCAGTTCACGCATTTCACGGAGCGAGTGAAAGAAGACAGCACTGTAGGCATTGCGCCAAAAGCTGTTGATGATAGCTTATTGTCTGCAGTATTAAATTTCCATCGCGAAGCAAAAATTCCGGTGTATAAGGAAAAAACAGTGAACGGTCTGAAAGCCTGGGTGGCTATTGACACCAGTGGCAACTTAAGGTATGGCGCCAGCGCTGACAGCTTCACGCTGGTAGTAAAAGGGCTGATCCGGGAAAAAGACAGCATCAGCTATATCGCGGCAGCGTATAAAAAACAGATTGATTTCCGTAATGCCGTGGTGAGCACAGCCACAGATAAAGAGGTGGTGAAGGAAAAGCAGACGGTGGGCGGATGGCTGCTCAGTAATGTATGGTGGATAGCGATAGTGATGTTTATTGTTGTGATGGTTGTTAAAAAATATTATTTCTGATGTACCAGGATAAAATTACACTTGATCGAATCGCAAAGCTTCATCCGAAGTTGCGCGATGAAGTGTACGAAATATACAATGTCATTTGCTCCGAATTGAAAGGACGTGCGATATGCAGGTTCTCGCACACGCTTCGCACATTTCATGAACAGAATGAGCTCTATGCTCTTGGCAGAACCAAGCCAGGTAAAATAGTGACGAATGCGAAAGGCGGACAGAGCTATCATAACTACGGTCTCGCACTTGATATTGTGCTCCTGGTTGACCGGGACGGCAACGGCACTTACGAATCCGCAAGCTGGGAAACCAATGTTGATTTTGATAGGGACGGTATTGCAGATTGGCAGGAGGTGGTGAAGATATTCAAGCTCTATGGCTGGGAGTGGGGAGGAGACTGGAAGTTTTCGGACAAACCGCATTTTCAAAAGACGTTTAATAAAAGTATCATTCAACTTCAGCAATTACACCTTGCCGGTCGCTATGACCGCGACGGGTTTCTGATAATCTAAAAAAACCATTGTTATGAACATCAAAAAAATAGCACAAGGTCATTTTGAAAGCCATCCGCAGACGGATGTATTGCATTACACTGCCGACGGTCAGGGTTTCTTTATTAAGTCGAACGCTGAAGCGCACAGCCTAAGCCAGAAGGACAGGACCGTGACCACCATCACCAGGGCGGAAGCCTGCGGAGAGATTGCAGGTGAGGTAGAGCCTACCGTGAAAAATGAACCTGCCAGGAAACCTGCCACTCCCAAGAAGAGCGCAGCCAAAAAATAAGTAAATCAACAGTTCACTTTAAAGACCTTTTAAAATGCCTTTAGGAAAAGTAAAAATAAGTCTTGCCAACGGGGCGCTCGGCTCTGTCTCTGCCACCGGTGACGGCATCGGCGGTTTAATCATCAGCATTGACGCTCCTCCTTCGGGTCTGGCGCTTGCCACACCGAAGGTGATCTTCAACCTCAAAGAGGCGGAAGCCCTGGGCATTACCTCGGCGCTGTTTCCAAAGCAGCACCGCCAGATCAAGGAGTTCTACGATGGTATCCTTTATATCACCGGCTCTGAGAATGCGGAGCTGTGGATCATGCTGGTGGCAGACACCACTTCATTGACGCAGATGGCAGATAATACCAATGCCTCCGGTGCTAAAAAATTGCTGGATGGTGCAAGTGGAAGGATCAAGCTGCTCGGTTTCAGCCGGGTGCCTGCATCCGGATACACGCCTACCACCACAAATGGTATTGACCTGGATGTGGAGAATGCGGTCACCAACGCGCAGGTATTGGCTGCGGCAGCCGCTACTGCTCAGAAACCTGTGCGCTGCCTGATAGAAGGCAGGAACATGCTCTTCGCATCAGTCGGAAGCTGGCCTGATCTGAGGGCGCTCTCCGCCAATCGAGTGGGCATCGTAGCCTGGAGCACTGCCAATGATAAAAGCGCATCACTTGGTTTCGTGCTGGGCGTAGCCTGCGGATTACCGGTGCAGCGCAATATCGGTCGTGTGAAGAACGGACCGCTGCCGCTTACCGTGCAGCCTTACATTGGCGACAGCACTGTAGAAGCGGCTTTGGCTTCGCTGGACAGCGTGCACGATAAAGGGTACATCATCCTGCGCACCCTGGTGGGCAAGGCTGGTTACTTCATGAATGATGATCCTATGGCTGCGCCTACCTCTGACGACTATGCACAGCTGGGACGCGGACGCGTCATAGACAAGGCACACCGCATCACGTATCTCACCCTGGTGGATGAGCTAAATGATGATGTGGACACCATAGACGGCGGCAAGCTGCACCCTGCGGTGATCGCCACCATCAATGCCAAAGTGGAGCGTGCCGTGAAAACACAGATGGCGGGAGAGCTTTCTGCCAACGAGGACGGCACCGTGGCATTCCGCAGCTTCATTGATCCGGATCAGAATGTGCTGAGCACTTCGCTCTTAAAAATGAAAATGCGCGCACGCCCTAAAGGCTACCTGAAAGACATTGAAGTGGATCTTGGTTTTGCGCTGACGCTATAAAGCCCAACCTTAAAGAACAAATTTTAAACAGCTTTTAAAAAAAATAATAAAATGGCTTTTGATTCAACCGAAGTAGCATGGAGAGACCTTGAGGTCTTCGTTAACGGGGTATCCGTTGGAAAGGTTACTGCCATCAAGGAAATGAATGAAACGGAGGTAGAAGAAATCTACGGTGCCGGTGACGAGCCTGTGGATATTCAGACCGGCAACCGAAAATATGGCGTGCAGGCTACCTTTTATAAATCCGTAATCGACAATATGAACAGTGCCGCGAAAGCCGCAGGTGGGCGTGACCTGATGGATATTCCCTGGGTAATTGTTGCAGGCTATAAACCAACGATCCAGTCACCACGTCAAACCCGCACTTACACCAATGTGCGTTTCCAGGGTTACGAGGTGGGTATGGAGCAGAATGCGAAGAGTATGCCTATAGCGCTTACTGCCCGCTGCTTCAGACCAGAGGTAGTTTAAATCATTGCGGGGTAGAGCAGCGGTCAGCTCGTGTGGCTCATAACCACAAGGTCGGCGGTTCGAATCCGCTCCCCGTTACAAAATAATTGAAGTATCATGACAACAAACAACGGATTACAGACGCCCCTCACAGGGCAGGCTACGCCGGAGCAGATCCGGGAGTGGAAAGAAAAACATAAGGGCGGCATCTACGCCATCAAGGTAGGCGCACATATTGCCTACTTCCGTGAGCCGGAGATAGCCGACATGAATGTGGCTATGAGCCAGACCACCGCAGACACGCAGCTCGATTATTTCAAGGCGATTTTCAGAGAGACAAAGATCGGTGGCAGCGATGAGATCATCAGCCAGCCGCGCCTGTTTATGGGTTTTATAGAGCAGATCAAGGTGAAGATAGAGGGTGAGAAGGGTGAGCTGGTAAACTTATAAAGGGGTCGGTGGGCGGTCCATCATACGATCCCGTTGGCTATTACAGTTACCTTATAAGGTATCATTACCACACGGACCCGAATAGGATGAGTAAGACAGAATTTGCCCAGGCAATAGCTCACCTGGAATATATAAGACAGGAGGAGCGGAACAGCAGAGTAATATGAGCAACACCGTAGAATTCATATTGAAACTTAAAGACCTGATGAGTGGTACGATGCAGAGAGTGGCATCTACCACTCAATCGGCGTTTAATACGGTGGACAGAACGGTGGGGCGCACGACCAGAAATATTACAGACCTCAATACCCGGCTGGACCAACTGCGCAAAACACGGGATCTGAGTGTGGACACCCGACAGATACGCAACGTCAACCGGGAGATAGACCGGCTGGAGCGTAGGATGACCCGGATGCAAAACCTTGGTTTGAACAGGGGCGGCGGAATGGGACTGGGCGGAATGCTGGCAGGGATTGGAGGGATAGCTGGAATTGGTATGGGGATCGGTTCTGCTATAGGTGCCAGTGCCAGGCAGGAGCAGCAGCTTGTAGGTCTTAGGACATTTCTTGGCGAGCAAAATGCAAACGCAGCTTTTGCGGATATTAAGAAAGACTCCGCAAGAACACCTTATAGCCTCGATGCATTAATGGAGGTCAACAGGTCATTAATCAGTGCGGGTGTCAATTTCAAAGATGCCAGAAAAGATGCCATGAACCTAGCGAACGCTGTTGCCGCAGTTGGTGGGGGAAATGATGTATTGAGTAGAATGGCTGCCAATATGCAGCAGATAAAGACCTTGGGCAAAGCAACCGCAATGGATGTGAGGCAGTTTGGAATGGCAGGGATCAACATTTATAAAATGCTTTCCGATGCGACAGGAAAGAGCATAAAACAAGTGCAGGAAATGGATGTTTCATATGAGCTTCTCTCTTTTGCGCTTGCCAAGGCAGGAGCTGCCGGAGGCATTTATGCCGGAGCTCTGGAGGCGCAAAGTCAGACCATAATCGGCAAGTGGAGCACATTTAAAGACAATATTACCCTTCAGTTGGCAACTATGGGCGATGCTATGAGACCTATGATCACCAAATTGTTGGACTGGGGAACTGCATTCGCTCAAAATACTTTACCAAAAATCGCCGAATCAATCGGTGAGTTAGTGACTAATTATGGTGTTCCGTTTGTTACATGGCTCAAGGATGTTGCGGTATGGATTAGAGATAACAGTACCTGGATAGGGTTCTTAGTGACAACAATAGGCTCCGCCATTCTCGTTGTTAAAACCATCACCCTTGCCACTAAGCTATGGGCAGGCGCACAGGCATTACTCAATATAGTTATGTCGGCAAACCCTATTGGAGTCATCATCGTTGCCGTAGCCGCCCTGGTGGCGGGCATCATTTACGCCTACAACAGGTTTGAGTGGTTCCGCGGCGGGGTAACTGCCTTATGGGAAAGTATGAATGCTTTCGGCAATCTGATAAAGGATGTGGTGATAGACCGGCTGAAGACCTTGCTAAGCGGCATTACCGGTATAGGCAGGGCATTATACCAGCTATTCACCGGAGAGTTTAAGCAGGCATTTACCACCGGCGCACAGGCTGTGATGGACCTCACAGGGGTAAGCACTGCCGCCAAGGCTTACGAAGGAGCAAAGAAAGTGGGTGACGCCTGGAGAAAAGGATATGCCAATGGAGCCAGCAAAATAGCAGGTATTCCTGGTGCGTCTTCTGCGGCAGCGGCAGCAGCCATGCCGTCAGCAGGAACCACATCCGGGGCAGGAGCATTTTCCAGCCTCGACACAGATAAGAAGATCAACGGCGGAGGGGTGCGCAATATCACCATTAACCTCGGCAAGCTGTTCGATGATATAAATATTACAACACAAACGATAAATGAAGGCGTGGACCGGCTGGAAGAGCGGGTGGTGGAAGCACTGTCCCGCGTACTATACAGCGGTGGCGCCTTGCAAGATAAATGATAGCAGAGTTTCCCATACCGCAACTGTTTGAGCAGTTTTTCGGCATCAGCCCCAGGTTTGACGCGGAAGCATTGCCCATCCCTTCGCAAAGCGCGAAGCTGGGCAGCCCTTACTATGCACAGGATGCGCTTGGCAGGAATTACTTTATGCCCGTGAAGCTGGGAGACCTGGAGTTACCGCTGCCGGTGATCCGGATCAATGCGCGCAAGAACATTGTGGAGACCACGATGGTGAACCGCCAGGGCACGGTGAAAGAACTGATTTCGGTGGATGATTATAAAATATCCATCCGGGGCATCTGCCTGGGCAACAGCCAGCAGTGGCCGGAGGAACTGGTGGCAGGACTGCAGGATTTGTTTGCGCTCAATAAAGCGGTTAGCATACGCTGCCCGCTTACCGACATCTTCCTGAAGACGAAAGCACGAGGCGGGAGTGACAAGGCGGTGATCACGCACCTGGATATTTTAGAAACCAAAGGATTTAAAGGAGTAGTGCCTTACCAGATAGACCTTATCAGTGATTCTGAATTTGTTTTAGAGCTATAAATGTTTGTGCTGACCCCACATATAACCATTGGCGATTTCCGCTTTACCTCAGTGAATGAGGCACGCGTGAAGCGCAGCATTTACAGTTATGTAGATACTGCCAGCATCCGCCTGCCAGCATCGGCAATGTTGAAGCAATCAGGTGATCGTCCTGCGGAAAGCGTGGAGACGGCAAAACAGTTTCACGAAGGCGATAAAGTGACTATAAAGCTGGGTTATGACAACAACCTGCAGGAGGAGTTTGTGGGCTTTGTAAAGCGTGTGAATTTCTCCACCCCCTGCGAGGTGGAATGTGAGGGTTACTCCTGGCAGCTTCGGAAAAAAACATTCGTGAAGGAATGGAAGGACGCAAAGGTGAAAGAGATTCTGCAGCACATCATATCCGGCACAGACATTACGCTGAGCAAGAGTATTCCGGATATAAAGTTTGAAGGGTATTTCCGGCTCAATGATGAAGACGGGGTGGAATGCCTGGAACGGCTTAAAAAGGAAATGTTCCTCACTATATACTTTATAGGCAGCGAACTGTATGCCGGTCTGGAGCAGACCACGCAATTAGACAAAATGGTGAAGTATCGCCTGGGATGGAATACCATCAAGGACGACCAGTTGAAGTTTCGCAGGGATGAGGATGTACGCTGCCGGGTGCGGGTGAATTATAAAAATAAAAAAGGCAAGAGCCTGCATAAGATATTCGGAAAGGAAGGCGGCGCGGACAAAGTGATAGAGATGGGTGTGATCACCGACAATGATTTGCTGAAAAGAATAGTGAATAAGGAAGCGCGGGAAATGCGCTACAGCGGGTATGAGGGAAAGTTAAACACCTTCCTGGTGCCCTTTGCGCTGCCGGGATGGAAGGCAGAGATAGAGGATGATGTGTATGCGGAACGGTCAGGCGCTTACCTGCTGGTGAGTACGGATGTGATTTTCGGAACCCGTGGCGCAAGGCGCATGGTGGAGATTGGTAAAACCTTAAGCAAACCACAGGATGAACTACAGCCAGCATAAGGTATTGAGCGGTTTGGAGCGGTTGATGAACCAGGACGGCAGAGTGCTGCATGGCGAAGTGACGGCTGTGGACGAGGGCGAATATACGTGCACTGTGAAGCTGGCAAACGGACTGGAGCTCAAAGAGGTGCAGCTTAAAGCGCTGAAGGAAAGCAGCGATGCGGTGGTGATCATCCCGAAGACGGGCAGCGATGTGACGCTGCTGCAGCTCGGCAGGGATCACCTGGTGATCAGCGTGGACGAGGTAGAGAAGGTGAAAGGAACGATTGAGACTACCGAGTTTGTGATAGATGCAGATGGCTACCAGATAAAGCGCGGTGGCGAAGATCTTAAAAAAATACTGGAGGACCTGATAGATACGATCAACCAGCTCACTGTGCCTACATCGGCAGGACCGAGCGGTGTGCCGATCAATGCTGCAGCGTTCACCGCTATTAAGAACAGAATACCCAACCTTCTTACATGAGTTTAGATAAAGGGACACTGAAGGCTTCGATTAAAGGCGCATTGCTGGCGCAGAGGAATATAACCTCTGACCCGACCGCTGCCGCTGATCAACTGGCGGGAGCGATAGCAGACGCGGTGGATGCATTCGTGAAGCAGGCACAGGTAAATTATTCAACAGGGCTTACGGCTGGCGGTGATCCGGTGGTGGGTTCAATGGTACATACGATCAGCTAATGAGAAAACAGATAGACATAGCGCTTGATTATACCACGGACGACCTGGTGATCTCCGCCGATGGTGATTTTGCGGGCGAAGAAAGCACCAAGATGCACCAGAAGCAACTGTTGCAAAATGCCAAGGGCAGCTTTAAGGAAAACCCGCTGGTGTGCGTGGGCGCTATGGAGTACCTCAATGATGAAGATCCGGAAGCGCTGATCCGGGAGATCAGCAGCCAGTTTGCAAAAGATGGAATGAAAGTGAACGAGGTGCGCCTCGTGCAGGATAAAATTAAGACAGATGCCTACTACGCATAGCAACCAGACGATGATGGACATAGCCATCCAGACCACAGGCACACTCGAAAGCCTGTTTGAGGTGGCGGCATTGTATGGTCTGCGGATTAACGAAGAGCCACAGCCAGGCACTGAGATCATAGAGCCTGCCGAGGAACTGAAGAATAAAAAAATGCTGCAGGGCATAAAAGAAATTGGGCTGCAGCCCGCCACGCTCGACGACCCCGACCTGATGGCAGGTATAGGTTACTGGGCAATCGAGGAAGATTTTGAGGTACAATAACAAAAAAGAAAATGGCAAGAACCATAGCACAGATACAGCAGCAGATCATAGACGCGAAGAACGCGGACAGCAACCTGAGTGCATTGAGCAGCACCAGCGCCGTGGCTATCTGGCGGCTGTGGACGTATATCGTTGCCGTTGCTATCTGGGCGCTCGAAAAACTCTTTGACCTCTTCAAAGCCGATGTGAATACCCTCATAGCATCAGGTAAGCCACATACGCTGCGCTGGTATGCATTGAAGGCAAAGCTGTTCCAGTTCGGCTATTCCTTATTCCCCGACGAAGATTTTTATGATAATACCGGCATTGACGAGGCAACGATAACAGCCGCACAGGTGGTGAAGTATGCCGCCGCCGTGGAGGTGGTGAAGGGTGTGCGCATAAAGGTGGCGGGCGAAACCGCCGGTGATCTCGCACCGCTGACCACGCCGCAGCTCGATGCGCTGAAGACTTACATGGGCAGGATCAAGGACGCTGGTGTGAAGCTCTATTATACCAACAGCGTGGCGGACAGTCTGAAGCTGGAATATGATATTTATTACGACCCGCTGATACTGGATGCCACCGGGCAGCGCCTGGACGGAATCAACAATACGCCGGTGCAGGATGCGATAGACGAATACCTGAAGGAAGACATGACCTTCAACGGGCTGTTCCTGCCGGTGAAGCTGACTGATAAGCTGCAAGCCGTGGAAGGTGTGGTAATACCGCACCTGGTACTGGCTCAGTCTCAGTATGGCTTATTCCCCTTCCTCAGTGTAGGAGTGCAGTACCAGCCAGACGCGGGTTATCTGCGTCTGGCCAACCCTTCTGATCTCACCTTAAACTTCCTGCCGCATGAACCCATATAATATAGACTGGTTTGTATTGGTTCGGATTCTTATTCCGAAACGGCTGCGGGGTGCGAAAATGCTGGCGTGGATGGATGCGCTGATTGCTCCCATTGTATGGCTGCACACGCAGTTTATGACGTTCAGGAACAATACGCTGTATTATCTCAACCACAGCAGCCAGGTGGTATATCTGGAGGCAGTGCTCAATGACCGATGGGATGTGGCGCTGCGCAGGATAAGGGTAGTGGACGGACCGGACATAGACCCGCTGTACCTGTACACAAGGCTGGAAAATAAACCAAATTATATCTATGCGCGGATTGAGACCATTCCTCGATATATATATACCGGGGCGGAAACGATTAACGGTCCTGATTTCCTGGTAGAGGTGCCCGCGATCATAACATTTGACTTAAATGAAATGAAGGCGCTGATCAATAAATACAGGCTGCCATCAAAGCATAACTATTTAATAGAGACAATATGAATCAATACGATTTTACGCGCACAGGCGGCTTCCCCCTCGATCAGGATGTCCTGAAATTCATGCAGGAGGCGACTGCGGATATGCATAAGTGGCTGTCGTATAGCGACGATCTGTATAGCCCTGGTGCCGGGAGTTTCCAGTGGATGATACTGTCTGGAGTAGGGGATAATGGCACAGGAGGCTTGACGGATGGATGGGTAGCTGTTGATGGGGAGATATTGCCCTTTCGTGGCGGACTGGGGTCTTTTTGGAATATTATTGAAAACAGAACGGGGATTCAATTTGAAACAGGGTTTGCCGAAGATGTGGAATGGGAGCGATATGTGGAGATAACCACAACGCCGGGCACACCCTTTTCCGGATTTAAAAGATTTGAAGTTTTATGGGCTGAGCGGTTCGGTTATATGGCTGTTAATGGAGCTTGGGTTGGCGGACTGACCGGATCAATAGCCGTGAATTTGACCGGCTCGGGAGGAAATACCACTGGCACGATCAATTACCGGCGCAACCTTCTGACGCGGACGCTGCACCTCAATGGCACATTGACCGTGGGCGCGCCCGGGTCGGTTGGTGATCCTCCGATGCAACATCTGCTCGGCACATTGCCAGCAGAATACAGGCCGGCAGTGAAGGCGCCGTTTACCGCATTGTACCGGTACCATGATACTGCGAAACCGTTGTTTACTGATTTGGCAGGGGTGGATATCATCCGCGGGTTATATATGGAAGTGCTGCCAAACGGCAATATTACCATGGGTATTATTAAGCCAAATGCAGGGGTGACGAGTTATGCGGTAAGCTTCAACGAGATCATTTCGCTGGACTAAGAGTGATTTATAAAACGTTTAAAAAGAATTTAAAATGGCTATAAAAAACAGAGCGTTACTGAAGCAATATTTTGAGACAAGAGATAAACCAACTCAGGAGCAGTTTGCAGATTTGATAGATTCTTTTTCTCACAAAAGCGAATCGCTGATAGCGATAGACAGCGCGGAGCCTGCCGATGATCCCGGCGCGCCGCAGGGCAGCAGGATATGGGTGGCATCAACTCCGGGCACTTATACAGATTTCCCGGATGATACTGCCACGCCCATAGTGATAGGCAGCAATGAAGTAGCCTACATAGTTGATAACGGAACAGATTACGTGAAAGTGCCGATACCTCTGAACCTGACGAACTATTACACCATAGCGCAGACGGACGCGGGTGATGCGGCTACGCTGGCTACCGCCAATGCTTATACTGACACTAAGTTTCTTGGGGTAGGAAGTGTAGGTTTCCAGGGCACGGCTACCATCAGTACCAGTCCCGGCGCGCATGTGGCAGGTAGGAGCTGGATAGCAGCCACTACGGGCAGCCCGCAGACTTTTACCAATTTTGGCAGCGTGAGCATAGCCGCCAGCGGGGTGATCATCATCTATGACGATGGCGTGAGCTACAGCGCGGTGAAGGTGAGCGATACGGGAGACCTGAGCAGCGTGCTGGCTGCGGGGAATTCGACAACACTATCAATTACGCAGATAGGCAACGGGATTAAGAGGAATTTGCGTTCCGCTTACTACGGCACGAGCAATAGAGAAGGGTTCTCTGAAAGTATTGTTGATTTCACCTACGATGTTGGAGAAGACCCTAATACAGTCTGGATGTTTGGGTACAACCAGAATGGGGGAGGAGATCGAATAAACTCAAGTGAGCCATCTCTACATATGGCGATGGAGACAAATTTTTACGGTGATTTTGAACACCATTTATCTCAGTTTAAGAACATTGACGGAACTATAAATTACAGACCATACTCTATCTTAATTAATCGAACAACAGGGGTGAGCAACCATTTAATACGTGGTAGTCAATGGTCATTAAGTGATATTGATGGAACTCAATATTTAGGGCAGTCGGTAGGTGGCAATTTTTTTAGTAAAGCATCTTCAAAATCATCTTCCGTTTGGGATTTTGTAAATCTTGAAGATAACAAATACATGAGGTGGCAGATAGCCAACGATAATGTGATCTTTACTACTAATGCCACCAATGGATTTAAGTTTGGAAGAAACCACTTTGAACATAATTTTCAACTGCCGTTCTATACAACACTTGATAATGTAAATAATGTTAAAGCTCATTATGTTGATGGAACTATAACAGGTACCGCTTATATAACGAAAGCCGATGTATCAGCTAGCACATCATTGTTTGCGAGCGAGGTAGCTAATACCAGCTCGGCGTCAGGTGCCAGTGTTTTTTCTGGCTTACGTTATAATAGTACAACTGGAATAGGCTATCATTTTGTGGTAAATGATGCAGGAAAGTATTATATTTTAGGTATAGGAGGATCTGCTCATTCTACTGACGCAAATACAGTTTATTTGGATGCATCTGCACCTAAATTGAGGATCAAATCTTTAGATGCGGCTGGGATTATTGAGCTGATGGCTGGCAATTCATCATCTGCGCAGATGTCGCTCCTCGCCGATGGGAATTTGCAAATTCACGGAGCCGGCAAAGGCATTCACCTACGCACACCTGATGGCACTGCGGTGTATCTGGTGACGATTGATAACAGTGGTAACCTGGTAACCACGGTGCAACCTTAAGTTTAGAGTTTAACGTTTAAAATTTCATAATCATGGCAAACACAGTAAAAAGTCAAAAGACAAAAGACGAAAGTCAAAAGACAACCCTTCGACAAGCTCAGGGTGACAAGGCTCCGGCGCAGTACCTGATACCTATGCACGAGGGAGAGATAGCAGGTTTTGAGAACCTGTTAAAACAGAGTAATCTGCCCTACGCAGTAGTAGTGGAGGCACTGGGTATATTTCAAAGAAAGATACCTGTGCCGGGCGCTTCGAGAGCCTCAGCTACCGGCACATCGAAACCTGCACCTGCCCCGGTACCGAACAGGGCGCAGCGCAGAAAGGCAGAGAGAAAGTAAGAAGTAGAAAAGTAGAAACTAAATGGCAACAGCAACACGCAACCCCACCTCTGATGAGGCAGTAAGCGGAACCTGGTCTGGTTCTGCCGGGTCGCGGTATGCCAGTGTGAATGATCACCCGGATGCCACAGGCAGCAGTAAGCTGACGCATGGAACTACGGCGGGTAATCTGACGTTCGGGTTCTCTGCTTTTGCCATCCCGGCGGCTGCTACCAGCATATCGGTAGAAGTGAGCTATTATGACGAGAAGACCGGTGGAGGATCGGCAGCATCAGCAGCGAGGCTGAAGGTGGGTGGCAATTATTACAACGCATCCACCCACAATCCCAGCAACGGTAGCTGGGTGCTGCGCACAGATACCTGGGCGAATAACCCGAAGACCGGCGTGGGCTGGACGGTAGTTGATATTAACGGCGTGGGTGCCAATGCCCTCCAGGCGTTTGGCTTCTTTAGTGATGATGCCAACCCAACGGTGGAGTATGCCTCAGTAATCATAACAGTGAGCTATGATGCCACGCTGCAGGGAAGCGCCACTATACCTGCCAGCGCCACCATGAGCGGGGATGGGAAGATGGCTGCGGCTGGCGCGGCGAGCATAAGCGCCTCCGGGCTGCTGACTGCATTGGCTACGGTAATGGTGGCTGCGGCTGCCACTATAAGTGCAGGCGCCAGTGTTACCGCCGACGGCGATATAACCGCACCATCTGCTAACTATGCCCATAAGCGGGAGATCATCATTGATCATAACCAGTTTACGGGTACGCATAGTGATTTTCCTTTTCTTATCTCCGGCACATATCCCTACCTGAAGCATGTGAGCAATGGGGGAGATGTGGAGCATAGCAGCGGGTATGATGTTGCGTTCTATGCCGATGAGGCTCTGACCACGCAGCTGGCGCATGAGGTGGAGAAATGGGATGGCAGCACAGGTGATACTATAGCGTGGGTAAAAATCCCATCGTTGTCGCACACTGTAGATACCAGCATCTGGATAGCCTATGGGGATAGCGGGATAAGCAGCAGCCAGGAAGATGCAGCGGGGGTATGGAGTGCTGATTATAATAGGGTTTACCATCTCTCGGACAATGCAGCCTCCACTGATGTTATTGATGCAACGAGCACGCAAAACGCAATATCTGTAGCGAATACTAATACAAACGCGGCGGTAGGTAAGATAGGCGGGGCGCTTAGTTTTAATGGTTCTACTGATAAGCTAACCATCGCATCAGTGCCGCTTCCCACCGGAACGGGTAACTATACGGTTTCCGCTTGGGTGAAAACGTCTTCCACAGGCACACGAAGAGGGATAGCCGAATGGGGACAGCAAATAACTAATAATGATGGAGGTACTTTTCAGAAGACAAACGCTGAAAAATTAGCGTCTGACAATACAAATATCGCCGGGCCTGTTTCAACAAATACCATCAGTAACGGTGCGTGGAGGTACGTTTGTGTGGTTCACACTTCGGGTTCTACGCAATTATACATTGACGGCAGCGCAGATGGATCACCTGTTTCAATGTCCCCCAATATTGCGACTGGGGACAAAAACATGATTGGGTGTAATTATTACGGCGGTGTGTTTAGAGATTTCTGGCTTGGTGACATAGATGAGGTTCGGTTTTCGGGTATTAATAGAAGTGGTACGTGGATAGCGGATGAATTCACACAGCAATATAACCCATCATCCACTTACGCGATACAAAATGAAGCTGCCACGCTGCAAGGCGCGGCGGTGATCAATGCCATAGCTGATGTGATAGCCGATGCGAAGATGGATGTATCTGGCGCGGCTACCTTCGGCGCACAAGCTGATGTATCGGCATCTGCCAGCGTATCGGTAAGTGCGTCGGCGGCTTTCGATATGGCACAAGCTACCATGTCGGCATCTGCTACGGTGGTGGTGAGCGCTTCGGCATCCATAGCCGCCAGTGCGGGTATATCTGCCACATCAAAAGAAACTATATCAGCCAGCGC